GCTTGATGCCCATTTACATCGCCTGTGTCCTCATGAAAGAACGGTTCTATATCTACATCATTAATCATTTCAAGATCGTTGAATAGAGATAAGGTATTCATCATTATAGTATTAAGACAATCCAGTAATATTCTAAAAGTATCGTTGATAATAGCCAGTCCGTTATTACTATTTTCACCATTTGCTAAAAACACATTTGGTTGGTCGTTTACTTTGTCGCCTATACGAATTAGAAACTGAAACTCTACGGCTTGATATTTATTATCTTCTGTATAAACTAAGGTATGTGAGTTGTCGTTTCTTATCCACATATACGGATATACCATTTGGTAGTCGTCAAGGTCATAGATAGGTCCATAACCAAAGGAGTTTATATTCGGATGTCCGTTGGCTATTGTTTGAAACTTACCTATGATGCTACTGATATTTAAACTCATAATTTCTTTTTTTCTAAACTCCTAATCCATTTTTCTTTTTCGTTCCACATACTAAGCCAGTTTAGACAATCTATGTAGTTGGTTTCATAAACTTCTTCTGGTGTTTTATTGTGCCTTTCACAAAGTTTATCTACCATAATCAACCACTGCCATTTACCTATGTCAAACTGCGGATCCCAACCCCTTTGCTTTTCGTCTGTTTCGGCGTGTTTTTTTGTTTTACCAAAGTATCCTTCAAAGTTATAGAATACTCCTTCACGCCATCTTAAAAAAAAGCCTTAAAGTTTATCACCTCAGTAATAAATATATTTTTACTAAATAGCGTCTTTAACTCCTCATAATTTTCGGCATCAAAATCACAAAGAATTTCTTTTGTTCCTCCCTCGCCTTTGACCTCTTTGACTTCTCTTAGGAGAATAGGAAGTATGTTTATTAATAAGTCGGCTTGTGTTGATTGTTTGATTAAGATTTCAAGTGAGATATTATCACCCATTTTGAGTTTATTAAAGTCCTTGAATGTTTTCCATCGTTTCCCGCCTATATTGAAGACCTCCTTATCTTCGCCTACTGGTGGTGTGCCAATCCAAGAAATCTCCTCTATCAGTTTCTCAAAAGAACCCTTTGTAAGATTTTCTAAATCCACTGTTTCGCAACCAAGTAAGATTGATAAGATTTCAAGAGAAAACTTAATTTGACTCTTATATTCGTCAATCTGTGCGTTTTTTAAAATGATATTCTTGAACTTGTCTAAGTTAACTTCGTTCCAACCTTCAGGTAAATCCCAATGCTTACCGCCTATTTCTACTATATTCATATAATTTATTCATTTATTTTTATGTCGTTTATTTTTTTATTTGTCTATTTTTTGTAGATTTTAAGATTTATTCTCTAAAAACAAAGCCCACCAAGCCTTTAGCCTCCTCCACATAGCGACTACTTGTGGATCACAAGTCATACACATAGAAGCGCCCTCATCAATATAGGTTCTAACTAATCTAATCATTTCGTTTTTCTGAGACATAGTAAGGTGCTGAGCCTCTACTAATTTGACAAAGAGTTGTTTGTCCAACTCACTTACTTCTTTCATAATTTCGTCTTTATACTTTGTTCTAATTTATCAGACCACATTATCAGATATGATACGGCGGCTGCTAAGAGTGGATTAAAAGTCATAATGAGTGTAAACCAAAATGAGAAACACTTAGGACATATCAGAACTAAACTGATAAACTTGCCTACTTTCTTAAATAAAAAACCACCACTCCTACTCCATAACATAGTGCTAATCCATGAGTTTAAGACCCACGAGGTCAAAAACAATCTAATAATTTCAGTCCAATCTCCTATCATTTAACCAAATGTTTAATTTTTTTAAATCATCAAAAGTTTCTAAATCAACCAATAATAATTTATCTTTATATATTATAGGATACTTCCGCTCTTCTGCTTCAGCAACTACCCAATCATCATAATTAACAAACCACTCCTCATCGTTTAGTATAAATTTGACAACTGCTTGAACTTTTTTATCCCATTTAGGATTGTAATTAAATTCATTTTCCATTTAATATTTTTTTTATTTTATTAATTGTTTTTTTATGGTAAACCTGTATTGTATTATGGTCAATACTGACTTCGTTTATTGACAATTTTTTTTCCATTTTCCTGAATGAACTCACAGGTTTCTTACATTCTTCATCACGTCTTTCTCCAAAATACCTATCATATTTTCCTATTTTATATCGCATATAAAATAGTTCCTTTTCAACAAAAGGAAGTTTATTAACAATATCAATAACCAAGTCGAAAGTTTCTAAGTCAAAATCTTCTATATCATTTATTTTTAGCCAATTTTGTATATCCTCACTAGACATAATTTTTTTATACTTTTTAAAAAAAGGACTTGTTTTACTATTCCACATTTTTTTTATTATATTTATACATAAATATAATAACCATTTTCCTTCATATGCTATTATTAATTTTTTTTCATCTAATTCTAATAAAATCAAAAATAACTCGGTTTTCAAATCAGGCATTAAATGATGTCCACCAGTAATATTATGGAGGATTTCATTTAACATAGGATCTCTAAATAAACTATCTAAAATATGGTTTCTTTCTTTCATTTTCTAAATAAAAAGGTATACCTCCATTTTTTTTTATACGGCTTGAATATGCTGCATATCTCATAGCATCCATACCATCATCATTTAATTTTATAGGTTCATCTAATATAACTTCACCTACTGACTTCCAACGGTAATGTTTAATCTCTTCTAATAAGTTGGTTGAATTTTCATCAATATAAATCGGTTTTGATTTTAAGTAAAGTATCCCTTCTTTTATAGCTTTTTCTGCTCCTTTTGCTAATAATCTTTTTCGTTTTAAATCCTCTATTATATCAGGCCTTGCACTGTCGCAATATATATTATCTTTTAATCCCTTTGATGTAATTAAATCTAAAAGGTCTCCTGTAGTTAATCCCGATGAATATATCTCTTCAGTAAAATAAAGTCCATCTTTTGTTTCTCTTAATCTAACTAAACAGGTTTTATGGTTATATCCTATATCTAAACCGAAACATTGATTTATGATATGTTTTTCATTTAATTCATTCTCTTTGTATGTTTTCCAATGTGAATATATTGTTGTTGTTGAAATACCGGGCAATCCTAAGCCATAGATTCGCCAATAATTATCATCTACTTCTTTATAACTTTCTATTTGCTTTACCACATCTGGTTCTAAAAATGGATTGTCTTTATAAGTTGAATGAATATAATCCACATCATCGGATTTTCTCATTTCCCATACCCAGTGGTTAGTATCACTCGGGTTCATATCCATAATAACCTTCTCTGTTGTTCTTAAAAATATTTGATTTGCTGGTTCATATTCTATTTCTGTTATTTCATTTAAATAAGCAACATTTCTTTTAGCACCTTTAACTTTTTCATAATTATCAAGTGAAAAAAATTCAATATAATTTCCAAATAGTTCTATAACATGAGATGATTTATTATGTTTTTTATCACTATAAAGTTCCATGTCTTGTAAAAATTTAACAAATTCCCGTAGAATACTTCTTTTCAAACTTGGAAAACTTCTTCTTATGCAACTTATCCATTTACCTTTGTTTTGGTTTTCTACACAATATAATAAAATCCATTGATATACTGAATAAGTTTTAGAACTTCTTGAAGAACCAACCGACAAAATAAATCTTTGTTCAGATGCTTTCATTTTCTTCAACACCTTCGTTGCCTTTATTTGCATCTACATAAATTATTTTTATTTGATCTATGGTTTTACCACCTGATGTGATATCTAAATTATCGGTGTATCCTTTATTTTTACCTTTGAATCTCATATAAAAAAGGATACTTCTTTCTGAACCTTCTTTTATTTTCTTAAAAAATTGACTTTCAACAAAATCAGATTGTATATTATTTATATCATCTACGGCTTTTTTAAATTCTTCATCTTCATTATAATAAGTATAAAACCGGTCTCTTGATATACCAACTTCTTTACAAGCAGGCGTTACTATACCCATATTTTTTTCCAGCGATATAAGAAGTTGTTTTTTGTAAAATTCTGGTTGTTTCTTACTCATATGTAATTAATGTAATTTTTTTAATCTCTT